ATGTGTACACACAAAGGCCAGTGTCTCCAACCAACTAAAATTCTCTAGCGTCTTTTTAAAGCGTGTTTCTACATCTTTTCTGACATCTTTTAGACGTTTTACGACAGACTTACCCACATTTTTAATATCTGTAATACCAAAGAAGATATCTTTGCCTATAAGTCTGAACCGTTCGTTATCGTGAATCAGCTTGGGTGTGTAGATATCAATGTCTAATGATTTAGCGTTGTTTGCTAATTCGTTAACCTCTTTAAGCGGTTTTTGTTTTTCGTGTGAATAATACAGGTAGGAAGTGAAGAAGGCACGTGGGAAATGAGCCTTGGCATATGCTGATACATAAGCATTAAAAGCATAACTAGCACTATGACTCTTATTAAAGGAATACCTCTGTGACTTTTCAATCCAACCAAAAATTTCTTCGGCTTGCTCTTTAGTTACTACGGCCTTGTCTTCTGCACCAGTCAGGAATTGCTCCTTAACCTGTTCCATAAGTTTGGCTTTCTTTTTGCCAATAGCTTTTCTAAGTATATCTGCTTGTTGAAGATCAAAACCAGCCACATCTTTAGCTATCTGCATAGCCTGTTCTTGATAGATCATCTCACCATAAGTAGATGCTAATGATGGTTCTAAAGCAGGATGGAACAACTCTACCGCTTCTTCTCCGTTCTTACGAGCAATGTAGTGCTCTGTAATGCTCTTACCATCACGTACCGCCTCTAAGCAACCTGGGCGTATAATAGCCACCAACGCAGATAAATGCTCAATAGACCGTGGTTTTAGCTTCTTAGCAAAGCTTTGACCTAATCTACTCTCAAGTTGGAACACACCCTTAGTATTGCCATCACTAATCAAGTCCCATGTCTTCTCACAGTTCATTGGCATATTCTCAATGTTGGTATCAAACTTCACGGACTTTCTACCATCAGATAGTACAGTATCTTGAATTGGGAACTGACAACCACATGGAAAGGTATATATCTTACTCATCTACATCCTCAAGAAATAACTTAATATTATGTTTAGCACATACTGTTTGACATCTATAAATATATCGTGCTTCTTTTTTACGGTCTTTGACCAATAGTATTATAGCAGGTTTCTTACCAGTAAGTATCGCATAATATAAAGATTGTCCAACGGCTTCTGACCATTTGTATGACCAGTCGGCTTCTATGGCATATTCATCGTTCAAAATATCGACACGCGACAAGTCCCATTGGACTACTTCAAGTGATCCATTGTATTTAGGAGCTAGTCTTTGACACTCTTCTACTTCACCACCAAAGGTACATAGCGTTAGTATACCACACAGCATTGCTATAAAAATTAACACAATAACAATTCGTTGGTTGGGTTGAAAATTTCTCATTTAAAAGCTCCTTTAAATTTAATAAGTGGTGCATATTTACGATGTAGTTTGAGAAATCTCGTAATTAGTTTTGCTGTGTCTCTAACGTCTTGTAGTGCGTCGTGAGCATTATCACCAGACATACCAAGGAAATCACGCACAGCATCCATATTCAACTTCTTTGGTTCTTCTGTGTTCTCCCACCAGTTGTAGGCCATCATCATGCCGTCGAACTGATCTCTTGGATGGAAGATGTCAGCCTCTCCACGGTCGTCAGTATTACCATAGGATTCTGCCAGTCTGTCAATAATGATATTGTCAAAGCGGACTATATTATAACCAGCTTTAACAGGGGCACTGAACTTATTTTTACGTTGGGTTCTAGTGTGGTATTTTAGCAAGTAGTTAGTGAAAGTTCCAAAGGCTTCTTTCTGTTGTGGAGCCTTGTCCCATAGTTCCATAATATCATCAGTGTTACATTTGCGAATCTTAGCGTGCCATTCTATAGTGCTTTTGTTCTTGTCAAAGTAATCAGGTTCATCAAAGTCTAGTGGCCTCATCATAGTATTAAACTCAGAATCATGGATTAGTTCTAGAGTTCTAGGGTTCACCATGACTGCTGCCAATTGTACTGGATTACAGCTTTTTGGATTGGCTGAGTCAGTTTCAAAGTCGTACACACAAATTTTGTTAAAGTTTATCATACTATATCTCCCAATTCTAAAATGTTAGCAACTCCCATAACTTTGTCGAGAATTGCTACTCCCAATGCGTCAAATTTAAGTCCACCACTTGCCTCTAAATCGTTCATTTCTAGTCCAGCTATAGGCACTTTACCTTTAGGGTCTAGTACCATCGGACACATCTTGCTTAGTGGCATTGGTGCTATCACAACTCCAGCAGGATGTTTGCCTACAGAAGTTTTAGTACCTTCCAATCTAATAGCTTGTTCAAACCTTTTAGCAAATGGTCCTTGAAGATTACCGTCATCATCAATGTAGCACCATTCTTTTAGCTTGCCCTTGTCGTCGTTCTCAAGGGTCCACTTAATAATCGAAGATTCACCGTGGTCTTTCTTCATCTGTGCTAGTTCGTCAGAAATCTTAGCAGGATCAGGTAGCAACTTAGTAATCTCATTCATCTCATCAAACGACATGCCATAAGCCCTGAACACATCCTTCACAGCACCACGCCCTTGCATAGTTTGGAACGTAATCATCTGACAAACTTTGTCGTGTCCATATCTATCTTTGATATACTGGATAACCTCATTTCTTTTGGTAACAGGAATATCCATATCAATATCAGGCATAGAGATATGTGTTGCTGTGTTACGACCAGCATTATAAAATCTCTCAAAGATTAAGTTGTATTCCAGAGGGTCAATCTGTGTGATATCTACTAAGTATGATATTAGGCAACCAGCGGCAGAACCACGTCCAGGACCAGGCAACCATCCCTTAGATATGACATATTGTATAATATCTCTAACAATGAGGAAGTAACTAGACAAACCAGCACCTTGTAGTACGTCTAGTTCATACTTGATTCTTTCCACATATATCTTTTGTTCTTCCTTGTCAATAACATCCCTAATCTTTTTAATCCATCCATCTCGACATAGTTGTCTCAACCATTCATCTGGAGTATATCCTTCTGGACATGGGAACTCAGGTAGAATGGGAGCCTTTAGTATGTTATTATAAGCACTACACATAGCAGCAAACTTATTAGTATGCTCAAGTTCTTCTTCTGTATGACCTACTGTTATCATGTCGTCATAGGATGGAATGTGGAAATTATTTGATTTGCAAAATGCCGACATAATGCCTCTGTCGGTCATCTCCTTTAAAGTTACACCCAAACCACGACACAGAAGTATTCTTTGATCCGCAGCGTCCTCACGGCGGCAGTAGTGAGCGTCAGGAACGCCGATACACTTCGCACCAGTCTTCGCGGATAATTTTCTCATAAAATCCGTTAAAGTTTGCATGAGTGGTATGTTTTTCTTGTCTATAAGCTGACATTCTAACCATACATTTTCCTTGCCAAACATATCTTGTAGTTTCGCAACATAGGCAATAGCATCTTCCTCTGCTGTTTGGCTTAGCTTATCGTCTTCTAGGATCAAGTCTGCCAGTGTGGAACCAAGGTGTCCAGTTGCTACCATAATATCACCAGCATACTTAGCCATTTGATCTATACTAAGTCGTGGCTTGTGGTAGAAGTGTTCTATCTGATTAGCTTCACTTACCATTTCTATCAGCGATACCCATCCAGTATCGTTCTTAGCATATACTAGCATGTGTGATAAACTACGATTATCAGGATTCTGTACAGTGGCATTGAACTCACATACATAAAATTCACACCCAAGGATGGGTTGTTTCTTTGCTTCTGTCATTCCTTGTAGGAATTTGATGCAGTTGTAAAGATTGCCGTGATCTGTGATAGCACACGAATCCAAGCCAAGCTCGTCTAATCTTTTAACCATATGTTTGGGTTGGGAAAGACCGTCTAGTAAACTGGCATCAGAGTGAACGTGTAGTGGTGTATATTTCATATTTTATTCTTATATGTAACGTAAACGTGAGAAGCTCTTAATATACATGTATCTAGTCTAATTACCTCTGGACACTGCTCACCCAATACCATTAAAGTTGGACCAACCTCATTAAGTGCTTCGTTTAGTACTGTTGGAATGTCTTTGTGGCCTGATGACCCAAGAGAAGTGGTGTTAATTGGGCCTTTGTACACAACATTTATCAGATTGGCTGTGGCTGGATTCTCAAAAACAATATGTATGGTTAGTGTACTTGGGCCAAGTGTGCGGACATATGGGCGATGACGATATGTTAATGTCTCTTCGTCATTCTGTATGTCTATTGTTACGTGTGTGATGTAGTCTGTTAGTGACATAGTAATTCCTGATGTTAAAATTAGATTGCCCCGAAGGGCACTCATTAAGTACCTAATCATGACTTTGGCGAACAGCTTCCCGTCGTTATAATGGTGTGACCGAACCATTTATAGCTCATAAACATGAACCTTTTTATCTAAATTTTCCATTTTCTCAACCATACTTAAAGTACCTCGACTGCTACCATCCCACAGTGCAAGCAGAACATCTCCGTAAACCGCCATCTCTTGATTTCGGTTGTGTCCCGCTAAAACATTATACTCTTGGCCGTAGATATTTGTCTTGACTTTACAAGGTTTTTTCTCTAAATTATCCCATAAAGCTGGAAAATGTTTGACTGTAATTTCGTGGTTGTTCGCCCAGTCCTCGCCCATCTTACAATCACCACAAACGACTTCTGTAATGTCATCTGCGTGTATTTGAAAATACTTTAACGCTTTAATTAGTATGCTATACTCTTTAATTGATCTGCTTCCAGCTATTATAAGCTTCATATTGCCTCCGACATATTTTGGACTTTACATATAATTTCATGTGCTGATATGGTAGAACTACCTAGTAGTTTACGATATTTCAACGCTTCTTTATGTGTGTCGAATGGTCCAAATATAGTTAACGAATCTTCCTCGGTGTCATTATGCTTCACCATAAGTAATACACAATAATGCTTATAAGGATCGCATTGTTTTGGTTTTACTTTTTTGGGCCTAGATAAATACCAAAAAAATCTAGCCAAACAATGTCCAATAAATATTCCTGTGGCACAATACAAAAATGTTTCTAGGTTTCCCATCTTATTCTCCAGTTAAACATTGTAGTTTTTCAGGTGTACACCAATTAGCAAAGTCTTTGCTTGGCACTTTAATGCAAACCTTGTTGCCGAACTTATACTCTTCGTAATGTTCGTAGTCTTCAAGCATTCTTTTTATGTCTCTTGACTCTATGATGCCAAAATACGCATCAGCCTTGTCTATTTTAGATGGATCGCTATCTATATAGCCAGTGCCCCAAAAGACTAGCATACCAGCACCAGTTTTAACATAATATTCTAGATTATGAACTTTAAACGTCCACTTAGTATGTATAGGGCTATTTTTAATATCAAGTAGCATCTCCACACCGTCAATGGTGACTTTGTAATCAGCATCACACGAAACCTTCTTCTGGATTTCGCCCTTATTATCAGTGCCGTTGCTTCTAAAAGTTACGTCATGACCACGGCACTTCATCTCACGCTGAAACAATCGCATTAGATATGCTTCTTTTTTGGTGCGATTTTTGATATCTTTTTTGAACTGTTTTCTAGTTCTATGGTCTTTGCGATCTTTAATACTCATTCGACACTCCCTGGGTCTTTATAAAAGGTTACATCGTGATCAGGATATGTATATTCCTTAGTTGCTGCATCAAGACCTTTCTTTCCTATCTCGAAAGCCACCTGCTCACAACGAGTCATAGTTTTACCATATCTAGTCACCTGTCCGCGTCTAAACTCTTGCTTAGCTTGGATATGAGTTCCCTCAAATGTCTTTTTGCCAGCATCACAGAATTTAGTACACTTCCATGATGTATTCCTTAGTGGGTCTTGATCTTTCTTAATTTTCAAGAACTTCTCTTTAAGCATGTCTTCAGCAATTTTTAAATGGCTTTTCTCAAAACATACTGTATATGGACCACCAGCACGAATAAAGAATATAGTGACGAGGATTTGATCCACATTGTACAAGTGATGTGCGGCATAATGGTACATCAGCAACTGAGGATCATGATAAAAATCTTCCAATTCTTTATCTTTGCCAGTTACCCAGTTTTTTCTGTAACCACCACTTTTCCAATCAATGATTTCATAAATTTTAGGCTGTACCTTAGTAATGAGGTCAATAGTTCCTTTGATATGTAAGTTGCCAGTCAGGGCTTCACCAGTTATTGGATTTACATATGTATATTGTGCCCACGGCTCGTCAATTGAAATATCAAAAAATGGTTCAGCATCTACAATAGTTCTGTGTCTAGGATCAAACTGTCCGTCATTATACTGTAGTGCAAGCCAAACCCACTCAATACAATCTTTAAGGTCTACTGGCGACCAATTATGCTGTGGTATATTCTTAACATAATACTTATATACCATAGTAGTTAAAGTGTTGATATCATAACCAGTAATTGGTACTGTTCCACATATATCGTCTTTGATAAACTTTTTCTTATCTTGCTTAGCCTTCTTACAAAGAGCCATGACTTCTAAGACTTTGTGTACAATGGTTCCCTTATCAGCTTTAATGCTTGAGTCACCTCTCCAACCTAATGTATATTCCTGATAAAATTGCATGGGACACATATCGTGACAGTTAAAGCTACTACTTCTAAAATACGTTATAATCATGTGATCTCCGGCATGTAGGACCAAGGTGCGAGTACTGTATACAATGCTTGATTTTGTTGTTTGATATTCATTTGTGCGTTGTCGATAACGCTGTCAAATTTAGCCCAGTCAAAGTTTCCTTGATCTAATGCTGTTTCGCTAACATGTTGATCTTTACCCTTAAATGGGTCACGATTAAGCCTGACTACCTTACCACCAGCATTTTGTACTGCCTCTACCTCATTAGGAAAGCGACAATCGGTAATAATGGCTAGTTCAGTATTCTCTTGTTTGATTTTACGAATAGTGGCATCAGCCCATACATTATGATACATCTTGCGGAAAACGTCGGAACCAACGTATTGCATCACTTCACGTGCTGTCATATGTCCTTCTTCGTGTTCCATCATCTTTAACCATTCAAGGTGATAGTCACCAAGTCCATTGCCATCATAACTAAACGCTTCGCGTGTCTTGGTGGTTATTACACCTGGCATATCTTCCCATTTTAAGTGTGTCTCACTATTCTTTTGCTCGTCAGTACCATAACACTGTTCATATGTAAGACCAAGTATTTTAATACACACTTCATCCTTTAACATATCGGCAAAACTATATTGCTTAACATACGGGTGGATATATTCATTAAAAAACTTTAGAATTTCATCATTAGATAAGTCCATATTGAACTCACCACACACATCTGGGTTGCCCCAAACATCAGTAACGTGAATAGCACCACTTGCTTTAATTTCTACACACCCACGCACAATACCAAGATGTGCTAAGTATGTTGCTAAGATAAAATTAGCAGCAGTGTTCTTGCCGCTTTGCTTCTTTCCTGCCAATGCCAAAATGTGTGTCATAATTTATTCCTTATGATACGGAGTCAATAGCCTTCTGTATTACAGGCTTAATAATTGTATTAATTTGTTCGAGTGACATATCACCAACATCACCAACTGGAAACTCAGGTCTGTACATATAGTACATTCTACTACACTGTTCTTCAATATATTCATAAGCTTTGTTGCCAGCATCATCATTATCAGTTAGTACCACTAGTGCCATAGCACCAGAACCATCAAGTAAAATTTGCTGACCATCACTTAGAGATGTGCCGAATAGACCTACACTATTACCGATACCAGCCTCACTTAGTTTCCATACATCACCTGGTCCTTCGACTAGGACGGCTACTCTACTAGCAATAATGCCCTTCTTAGCATTCCAATAGTTATACAAGTGGGATTCACCTTGAAATCCTGTACTGTGTCTCCACTTAGCGTATCTAGCAGCACGTCTATACTCTTCAGTTGGGCAACCGTGTAGTGGGTTGTGCCACAACTTGCACTTAGCACACTGTTCAAATATGCTTCTCCCAGTACAGCCAATCATCGTTTCGTATGAGTCGTCATAAACTGGGACAACTACCCTATTATACATTGGTTTCTGAGAATTTGCACACAAACCTACGTCAAATTTGTTCAAAATTTCAGAAGAATATCCTCGGTTGATATAGTACTCAGCAGGGATTGATAAATTGCGACGAATCTGCGTTCTGGTAACTCCTGATTTCTTTTCTGGTGCAGAAACTAAGGTAGCAGCATTCTGAATAAATCTCGCTTTGTCTATACTCTGCTGTGTTACTGGATCAATACTTTCACCATCTTCAGCTATGAAATCTAGTAAAAATTGTGTAGCATCATGAAAGGATACCGACTTATCATTTGGACCTTCCCATCCAAATTTCTGGTTTGATAATACACCACGCACAAACCCTATGACAGAACTCTTAAAAAATCTCTCACATTGCATAGTGTGGCACTTCCAATTGCCCCTATACGATCTACCTGTATAAAACAGGTTAAACGCATTGTCTTTGTCGCCGCCATGCACAGGACATGCTCCATAATACATTTTGCGAGACATTGCGAGGTCTAAGCCTAGATGTTCTAGTAGTTTATCAAACCGATCCATAACCTTTTCTGATAGGTCGTGAAGTTCGGACTGACCCATACTAGTCACCAAAAGCGACTGGGGTGTTTCCTGCTGAGTCATCGATTTCAAATCCTTCGTCTTTAGTCTTCTTGGATGCGTCCAACTCAAACTTGGTTTTACCCTCTATAAATTGAGAGCAGAAACCCTTCATAGTATAGCTAATATAGTCACCAGGATCAGCAGCATTACCATGACGTGCGACTACTGGTATAATCTTACGATTTCCAGCATCTACTCCATCCTGTGCTAATTCATCATCTGTTTTAAATGTTAATATAGAGAAATTAGAACATAACCAGATAATACGGTCAGACCCACTGGCTGTTGCTGTTGTTGCCTTAGTTTCCCCATCCCTATTTTGCTGCATCATAACCACAAATGGTATTTTATACCGAGCAGCGAAGTTGTGCAACGTGGTCATCATGAAGCCCAATAGTTGATATTCCTTCATATCTGAGGAAATACCTTGGGTATCCATCAATTTGAGGTAATCATAGAGAATGACACACGGTTTAGCGGTTCCATCACTATTCAAGCCGACATCTTGCATCAGCCATCTTCTCATAATACCAATCTGTTCTTCAAAGGCCATACCACAGATACTTTTATAGACATATGGGATCGTAGCCAGTTCATCGCTAGCCTTGATAACTTTGGCTTTCCAGTCAGCTTTCTTACCAACCTGACCAGTTTCGATATCGTTAATAGGTACGCCAGCCATTAGTGCTGTAGTACGGTGAATATGGTCCTCTTTGGTCATTTCAGTATCCATATTAAGCACGGGAATGCCTAATTTACCAGCTATATGATAACCCATATTGTCTGTGAGCATTGTCTTTCCAGACTTAGGACGGGCTGCAATTACATTTAAGGTAGCTGGCCTTAACCCACCACCAATAAACTGATCATATGCTGGATATCCAGTAGATATGCCCATTTGGTCTACAGGATTGTCCATAAGATATTGTAGATATTCTGTTGCTCCCTCACCTAAGCGAGATGGTGCTGCTTCGTTCTCACAAACAGAGTTAATGAAGTCAAATATGGGTTCTTCTGCAAGATGTATGATAGCTTGCATACTTTCATCACCCTTAATTTCCAAGAGCTTACCTTGTGCTTCTACTAACTTTTGCTCTAAGAGCTTGGCAATTTCAAGTCTGCGAATTTTACCAGCAAATTTGCGTACACTGGTCATGTTAATTGGGAACTGGAACAGAGACTGCATATACTTGAGTTCTGTACTCCCTTTAATCATATGTGCTATGCCAGTTTCTTCGGCAGCACCCAGTAACAAAGGAATATCAAGCTGTGCCTGATCATCATTATCTAATATATGTTTGATACATCTATATATACTACAATTGGTATCATCTGTGAATGTGCTTGGGTTTACAATATCTACGATATCAAAATATGCGTCACCATTATATTGACATAATCCTGCTAATATAGCCCGTTCAGCAGGTGCATTTGAAAATATTAAACTCATTGAGTGCCTCTTATCTATTTCTTTGACAGTCGTTGCAGGTATATTTTTTATTGACAATGAAGGCTGATGATACCTCGAACCAGTCCCTACATTTACAGCACTCAATTTCTACCGTAGTGCTTTCTCTAGTTCGCTCTACTGGCGTAGCATTAAGAGCTACTGCTTTATCGAACTTCGTGGCCTTAGCCAAATCTCTTTCATCACCACGTGGAGCAAGCTTATTTCTTTGTGTCAAAAACTTGTTCTCTCGCTCAATACCTGTTTGCATAGACTCTTGTCTAGCTGGTGTGGTTCCAGAACTTTTGCCATCATCATCTTTCCTACGTATCTTTTGTCCTTGGCATTTTAGATTGCCTTTACCACGTCTTGACTTAGATTGTGGTTGCTGGATACGTTTCTCTGGATTTCGCTCTATAGAGGCAATATTTTTGTTTTTCTTGTCTTTACGACTTCTACGTTTTTTTGGTTTTGGTTCTTCGGGTTCAGCTTCTCCATGTAGCTTGTACATGAGTTCTGCTTTATCTTCGCCATCAAGTCCCTCAAGCAGTTCAATAATACGATCTATTTTATTCTTTGTTGGCATAGCTCTTACTCCGCTGATTTGCTAGCATGATATCCGACAGATTTTTTAATGATGTCGCTATGTAGGCTAGTCTTTTGACACGCTGTTCAGCGTATGGTATAATTTTATTGAGTTTTTGAGCCGCTTCGTCATCTTTAACAATAGTAGCCACCCTAATTTCGTACTTGACAAACTTGTCAAAGGTTTGTACGCTCTTATTAATGATTTCTTGTAGGCTTGCTTTAGCCCAGACAATTCTTGCTTCTTCTCTATTAATATTACGCTGTATAAACAGGCCAGCCTGTATGAGGCGATATGCTACTTGCCCACAGTCTTCGCTGCTAAGTGATTCTATGGCTTGTCTATCCATAGTTAGATACTGGTTTAGCTCAGTACCGTCGCATGGAATCACTGGTGCTGGTAAGCCACACGACAACTCATAGTCGTCTAACGCCTTAACAATGATTTCCATATTATGTTCAGTTGAGTTTACTTCTCCACTCATCAATATCCTCGTCAAAATTTAGTGCTATTAGTGTAATTTCGTTATTCGCACACCATTCAGCCTTTTCCCTATCGTTACGTCTTTGTTTGAGGAAGGCCATGTGGTCTTTATGGAAGTGTTTAGTAAATTTGAAATGTTGTTCGCCATGAACTTCAACTGCGATTTTGTACAATGGCACGTATAGGTCAATGTATAGAAAGTGTCTTTGTCTGATGCAGACTTGAACCTCTTCACTGATATGTGCAGTTGGATATCGCTCTTTGAGCAACTCTCTTGCTCTACAGTGTAGACTAGATCGTGGTCGTGGTTTACTAACATTGGTTCCCTTGGCTTTCCATTCACTAGCATGTCCATCTAGATCAAGTACTTGCATTGCCAATTCCCATCATCTCTTTAATAGATATATCTAACTCTTTGAATATTATAGGATTATCTTTTAAGTAATCTGCTGCCTTATCAACTCCCTGACATTTTTTCTCGTCTGGAAATGTGAACCACGCACCACCCTTAGTGACTAGTCCAAGGTCTACAGCCAGTTCGACTACCTCTGCTGCTTTATCAATCCCGTACCCATATCTAAACTTAGATGTAAATTTACCACCAGGAGCAGTATTCAGTGCGGTTTCTTCAGCTATCCAATGTACATCTTGACCAATTTTAGTATCACCAGCTTCCCACGGCGTATCATGTGTCGCTTTTAACTTAATATCTACCTGATATTGCACCTTTTGGCCAGAAGCTTCTGACCATTGTGACATACCCTTACCCTGATTTGCAATTCTATGCGTAATGCCTAGTACAATACTCTGATTTGTAGGTATAACATTTGATACTCTACGACAAAATCTAGCCAGCAGCAATGGAGCGTCTGCCCTATATCTATCTCCAATATCAGCGGCCTTCTCACCAGCAGTACATAATGACGAAAACGAATCAATAATGAAGATGTCTCCAGGACATTCATTAATGTAACGTTCTAAGATATCTAAAAAGTTTTCTGCGGTTAGGATGGCTCCTGGTTGTGAACGTATAATGTTAACCCTGTCCATATCCAAGTGTCGGATACCTCTAAGATCACGTTCTTTCAACCTACCTTCTATGGACGCATAGTGTACACGCCTACCTTCTTTAGGTCCAATCTCACATGCATATTGCAATTGTTGAGCAGTACCCGCAAAGTCTAAGCACATACTGGTCTTCCCAACTTTTGGCGGCCCTGTCACAACACAGAAGCTGCCTTCTACGATACCTCCACCAAGAATGATGTCAAGACCTGGACTAACAGGTATTACCTGTCGTTTTTGGTCTACAATAGATTGTCCGTTGGTAAGTACTCCTACCCCAAATTCCTCAATAATATCATCTTCTAGTTTCTTGTATTTGTCTAACTCTGTCTTTTCTTTTTTTGCTTTTTTTGCCATTTATAGTTCATCCAACTTGTCAAATAGATTAGGTTTTTGCATTCGTTCACGTGGTCTACTATGTATTGTACCACGATTGATCTCTGTTTGTTGATCAGTTTTTTTGGCTTGCAAATTATCATATCTAATCTGTTCGACTTGTAGTATTTTACCAAAATGCTCACTAAAAATAGAATATCTATTAAAGAAACTTGGTGATTTTAACGCATTTGCTATCACCTGTACATCAAAAAACTCCAACATTTTGTTGATCTGTCGGAGATTTTTCATAAAATATAATTTCCACTCAGGAAGATTCCAAAACCTAATAGGTAATGTGGTCTTGTCGTATGCAGCCTTCTTCTCACACACCAGTTCATTAAGATATTGTGCTGGTGTCACATAAGTGTCAGGTGCATACTTTGAGGGATATGGACATTTTTCGGTTTGTCTCTTACCCATAATTATCTCACAAATAAATGGCAGTCGTCTTCAGGATTTAGTTTCTCACACGACATTTCGGGCAAAATATATCGCTCGTCTTTTAAGCGAGGAATAACTATCTTTTGCTCTACGTCTGGATGTCTACATATCAGTGTATAACTAGAATCTTTAGACATCTTACAGTATTTACAATTCAAACAACTGTTAGTATTAGTCATCTATAATCCGATCTTCAGAAATATTGTATAGGTTCTTACGTGCGGTTCTAGATGTACTATCTGGTATAGTCTTTCTAAACGCATCAGATTTTTCAGAAGCAGCTTTCGTCATGATGGCTACGGTCTTTTTGGTTTTATCTTCTGGGTTAGCGGTTTGCCTACCCATGAGTTCTTTAGCCTTGATTTCACGCATTGCCCAAGCATATAACTCAGTAGAACTGCGTGGGTTCTCTTGTCCAGGTATAGCCAGTGCTCGTTTAACTAACTCAAAACTTGTTCCAGGAGCTAGTCCAGGAATTCCGTTAATTTTTTCATATACAGCCTTCTTCATAGTTTCCAGATTTTTGTCAGGAGAACTAGCTTCTAACTGTCTAATACGAGCAGCTTGTTGTGCCACTACAGCAGATTGATCATCAACTGGTGCAGCAGATAAAACTGTCATATGGTTTTCTACTGCCATAACACTACGTTCAAGTTTAACGGCAATTTCTTCAGCAGTTTTGCCATCTCGACTCATGCCTTCAATGATATATTGTTCCTCTTTAGAAATTCGTCCTTTAGCCATTAGATTAGCTCCCGTTGTGCAGTTGTAAGCCAAGCAGTATTTCTAGTGCTTAGGAATTTTAGGTAGTGCATAAATGTTTTGTAATCGACCTGTGCCCATTTACGGAGTTCGCTACGGGCGTGTGTGTCTTTAGAATGTTGGAACTCACTATATAGTGAAATTGGGTTGAATAGTCTACCATCCCCACTTCGTTTAACAAAATAGGAAATCTTACCATTAGCTCTAAGGCTTTTGGCGTAAGCTTCTTCCAGTTCTTCTGCGTGTATTGGATTACCTTTCTCATCTTCTGCATCAAGCAAAGCAGGGAATCCTTCTTTATTGGCTTCACCATATTCATCAATACGACCATCCTCTTTACCACTGATAGTAAATACTAGGATACCATCGGACTCGTCTGTTCCTTTTGGTTCTATGTCTTGGTTTGGTCGCCATATGGCTTTTTCTAGTTCATGAGTACGAATACGATTGCTCATGTGGTTGGGTTTTTGTTTTTTCGGCATTGTTTTAAACTTTCTTTAAGGGTTTCAAGCATTTTTTCCACGTTGTTGCTACATTCTTCCAGATTACTACCGATAGTCGTAAATATGTTAGAGGATTTATCAACGGGCATACCACTGACTTTGCCATCCGGCAACCTTTCCATAATCTCAACTTTAACCGATATGATAGCTTGGTGTGGAGCTTTTGGATTCTCAGACATTCTTCTCTCTCCTGTTCTCGCATGGCCAATTGGTTCCATAATCTTAGAATTAGTACTGGTACACGTGAATATGTTTGTCTTTTTTTTGGATTATTAGGATCATACGCATGTTCGTCAACCATAGTGAACCCAATAGGTTCTGGGTCTTCTTGTTTTTGCCCTATAATACGGGTAACATGCAATCCTTCTGTTAGTTTATCTTCTTTGGCACATTTTAGGTTGTGTGAACCATAATATTTTACGACATTTAGAACCGCCATATTTAACCTCTGTTTTTACCCCTTTTAGGGTCTTTCTTTCGCTGCTTTTTGGTGACATGTCTATCTTTGGGTTTGCCCATTCTCGACATGCCTTTAGGAAGTTCCTTAGTAGGTTCTTCGTATTTATATTTATTTTGTTCGTAGGTGAGATGAGCCTTTTCGTCGGAGCTTAAACGCTCACTATTACGCTTAGCTAAGGCTCCAACGGTAATCTCATCATCACCTTTTCGGACGTTGGAACTGATTGTTTTAGCGTCTTCTAAGAAGCTGTGTGGAGCAAGAGTGTCGCACTCTGGACACCTATATTCTCCCACAAACTTGTCCATAGGTAGATACATAGTAAAGGTTTCGTTGCATTTTGCACAGTCATATGTATATTGTGGCATTTAATATTCCATTTTATTAAGATTTCGTGCTATTTCCATCATCATTGAAAAGTCGTTATCACACGCCTCAATCATGCCAGCAACAGCCTTATTAATTAATATGATAGACGCTTTATTTACTTGGCGTTGTATTCCAGGTTTATAAGTGGTGACATCATTATGATCGAATTGCAGCACTAAATAAGAGAATGGACATACGCCTTTTTGTTGTTGGTATATGTTCCAAATGTCTTCAATAGATACAGCTATTTCGTAACCGTTGTCTATCCACTTTTGTTTGGTGGCTTCCCACCATGCTTGCGGAATATCCATGTGACCCTTCCAAGCAGGATGATCTTTTCCAGTTCGTTTCCTTAAACAGCCACAAGACTGTCTTTCTTTTAGCTTCGATGTATCCAGTAGTAAAATAGTCCCACAGTCACAGCGACATCGCCACACGCGGCTATTAGTTTTAGGATTCTGTCCCACATGCTCTAGTACCTCCAATAAACCAAAGGTTCGCCCACTCATGTCTTCTATGTATGGACGAGCCTTTTTGGTTGGGATATCATACTTTTTTAGATATAGCCTGATCGTTTCTGCTGAACAACCAAGCAAATCTCCAATTTTTATAGTAGACAAGCCTTTGCCTAAATATAGGTCTGTTAGTACCGTCTTATCAATATTAAATCTGTTCATTAGTGTCCTCCAGTATATTATACACCGTATACTTGGAGAATGTCCAGATAATTTTCAAATTTTTACATCTTTTAGGGCAGAGTACAAAGGAGTTAACCACATATACCACTCTTCAGGGATATTTCCCCAAGGTGTTAGACCCAAGATATATCCATGAGGATTAGGCTCTTTAGGCTGTTTTACAAGCTTCATATGAGCTTCTTTAGGGGTTCTGTTTGCCTTTACTCTATTACATGGGATACACGCAGTAACAATATTGTTCCATTGTGTAGGGCTAATAGTGTGCTTTTGGTTCTTCCATTTAGCCCTAGGAACCACGTGGTCGTAGGTCAATTCGCTCGGTTTGAACCGTTTACCACAGTACTGACAGCATAGACCGTCCCTAATAAATACGTTCTTTCTGGAGAAGGGAATGCTGCGTTTTTTTTGTTTGATGTATTGTGGTGAACGCACAACGGACGGAGTAGGGTAAGACTTGCCAGCGGTCCCTCGAATTTGATCGTCTTTGTAAAATTCAATAACTTCTAAACCCTTTTCTGGATCATCTTGGTTAACAAGGTACAGAGTTATAGCCCGTTGCCAAGAAATCGTCCCAATTGGTCGAAAATCTGCATTTAGTACTAAAGCTCGTTTGTGATTCATAATATATCCTACGAAAAAGGGCGAGTTGACTTTCTATGTATAGATCGCCAAAAACGCCCATTTTATTCCCTGAAAAACCTAAATTTTGTAGATTAAATGAGGCAAGCCCCGCCTCCACAGGCCACAGTTTCCTCTACATTGGTATTGTCTTCGTTTTCTATCATTTTAGTATAAGGAACATGTTGGAAGTTATCCTTTAGATCACAATAGTCTTTCCAATTATACACATCTTTCAAGCAGTATGTTAGTTTCTTAATGTCTCCGTTAAAGTACTTTTTAGCATACTTGCGTCCACGTTGCCAAAATTCAACTCTTTTAGCTATAGAATCTACCATAGCAATAGGAACACTTAAATCGTCTAAATAATCATCTTTAAGTAGATCGTCACACGCTTGCCAAAGATTGCCATCAAAGGCTTTTATGGCCACTTCAATTAATCCAGAGCACCATATAGCAGCTTCACCATATTCTTTCACGATTTCACGACTAGTATATACTGTAGTAAATGGAGCTTGCGGATAGTCCTTATCGCCGCTAAGAGGAAGAAGTGCGATACCAGTAAAACACTCCCTGTTATCATATATAAAGTCTCCTACTTCTGTCCATTCGTCATCGTGTACTGTAATAGTGTTGCTGACATTATGACATAGCCACGGCTTAACGCATAGCTCAGGTCTACGTCCAGCTTGTACCCAGTTTTTCTGAGTACTCTTGACGATTTTCAACATCTCTAATGCGGGTAGTTGGTTCTTAGTCTTAGCACCGTCTGGTACTTCAATTGGGAACATTGCTATTTCATCAGTATCATTGGCTGACCAAACAGACTTCTCACAAGCATCTGGATTATGTTGTTTAAAGAACTTGTACACATTTTCTGTTACATTGGCTTGCACCCTACGGAGGTATCGTTTAGCATAATGTGGGTGGATTCCAGCACTAGTCCCTAAAACCATTGAACCTGTTCCTTCAGGTTTGAGTAGAGTAGTTCGAGCCGCTAAGTTAATTCCAATAGCATTAGCTATCTCTGCATTGACCTTTAGAATTAATGATGCAGCCGATTGTTGTGTGGCGGGGTCTAAGACAATCTCAAAGTTCTCCATCACACCAGTCATGCTTACCCCCAACAAAGCTTCTCTCTTTACTATATTCTCTGATACCTCACCAAGATATTTAAAGGTAGTAAAACCAGCTTGTAGAGTGCCGACGATAGCAGCAGCCTGAACACGTTCCATGAAATCTTCTATATCTGTAATAGTAGCACAGTTAATAGTAGATAGGTTACAGGTTTGCCAACCTGAATTTCCGTCTTCATCATAACAGTACATTGAAACTTCGCCACAGGGGTTCATCATGAACTCAGTATTATCAGCCCATACAAAACCTGGCTCGCCAAACTCCTTGACTGACATCATTAGTTTTTCAAAGTCTTTACGCGATGTCTTACCACGTAGTAATAGTGCTGAGTTATTAGACCTTGCTCGTTGGGGATTGTCCTGTAGCCAATTGCCAGTCTTAGCATTAAGCATATCTTCGTCGTCTGGTGAGAAGATACAGATACTAGCAGAACGCCTAACGCCGCCACTTAATACAGCATCACTCGCGTGCATGACGATATCATATGCGTCTATAGGACGCAATCTATTCTGACAACCAGTTCTAAAGTGACGCTTAACACACTCATTGAGTAGTTCGTTAATTCTTTCTAGTGCTAGTTTTAATCCTTCTGGTCCTGGTGCTTTGCCAATACCAGAGCTTAGTGGAGCACCTTTAGGACGAATTTTTGAATAGTCAAA